CGTGAACGAACGGTTCCGCGCCCAGATCAATGACATCGTGCTTGATCCGGCCACCCCGGATCTGTTCACCGCCGAGCTGTTCATCCCGCAAGCCGAGGGCGGCTGGTACATCCGCGAAGTGGGACTGTGGATGGATGACGGGACGCTGTTCGCCGTGGGCAACACGCCGCTGACCGAGAAGCCGGACATCAGTTCCGGCGCGGCAACGGACCTGCTTGTGCGGCTCATCATCCGCGTCCTCGATGCGGCCACGGTTTCCATCGAGATCGACCCGGCGCAGGTGCTGGCGACGCGGGAGTACGTCGACCGCAAGCTCGACGCGCACAACAAGGACGGCGGAGCGCACGAGACGCTGGCCCGCAAGAGCGTGCAGATCAAGGCCGGGACGGGGCTCACGGGCGGCGGCACGCTCGAAGCCGACCGGACGCTGACCATCAAGTACGGCAACACGGCGGGCACGGCGTGTCAGGGCAATGACGTGCGCCTTGCCGACGCTCGGACGCCAAAGCTGCACAAGGCTACGCACCAGACTGGAGGTTCGGACGCCATCACGCCAGCAGACATCGGGGCTGCGGCCAAGACGATTCAGATCAAGCCGGGCACGGGCCTCACTGGGGGCGGCACTCTCGAAGCGGATCGGACCCTGACGGTCAGCTATGGCACGGCTGCGGGCACAGCGTGCCAAGGGAACGACGCCCGTCTGAGCAATGCCCGGATGCCCACGGCACACAAAGCCACACACAAGACCGGGGGCACGGACGCGCTCACTCCTGCGGATATCGGCGCTGTCCCGACGACCGTTCAGGTTATCGCCGGAACCGGGCTCTCCGGAGGCGGTTCGCTTACGGCGAACCGGACGCTGACGGTCAAGTACGGCACTGGTGCGGGTACGGTATGCCAAGGGAACGACTCTAGGCTGAATAATGCCCGGACGCCCGTTGCACATAAGGCCACGCACGCGGCGGGAGGTGCGGACGCGCTCACGCCCGAAGACATCGGCGCGGCATCAAACACCGTCAAAATCAGGGCCGGGGTGGGGTTGTCCGGGGGAGGCCCGCTCTCCGCTGACGTGACTCTCGCGGTGAAGCTGACCGACAGCGTGAGCTCGACAGATTCGACGACAGCTGCATCGGCAACTGCTGTCAAGACTGCCTATGAAGCCGCACAGTCGAAACTCCCTTTGGCTGGCGGCGTCATGACGGGCAGCATCCAGATCAATGATCCCGCAAATGTGATCGGATCGGCACCCCCTGCCAACACCGAACGCGGCCTGTTTCTTGGCGACAAAAACAGCGTGGTCATGGGCGGATTCGATATCATACAATACGCTTCCGACAACGCGAAGCGGACGCAGATGTTTGCAAAGAATGCTTCCGGTGCGATCGCCTCCATCGCAGCCGTAATGTATGAGGATGGTACGAGAGAGATTTCGACTGATTGCCCGATGCGGCTCAGTGATGTGCAGATAGAGAGAATCTTTGATAACGGCGTGAGGCTGATCAAAATCTCTGGTGCGCGTGGCAACGAGGGGTATTCACTGAGATTCTCCCCCGACAATGGGCAGTTGTATCTCGACGGTAGAGAGATGCATGGGAAAGCCGATACTGCCGGATACGCAGATACGGCAGGAAGTGCGAATGCGCTTGGCGGCAAAGCTGAATCGGCCCTCTCCGTAGCGTATGCAAGCGAGGCTCAGAATGCGTATGGGCTCAAAGGCATGGACATGATCATCGCGCGGACAACGTACACGTTACCGGGGTACGGTACGTGGAAATATAGTTTTACTGTCTTTGATTCTTCGAGATTTTATGATCAAGTTGTCGGCGAAAGTCCAGGTGGTACAACTTTTTCTCCGGTGCAGATGGGGTGGCCTGAGGGTAGTTTTATGGACGGATTAGCATTCAGGAGCGCATAAGATGAAAGATTACGGAAAAATCATCTATCGAACTGAGACTCGCGCATACGTTATCGGTAAGCTCTGCGTGCCGCATCCTGATGATGATAATGTCCCCGATGAAGTACGCCGTCAGTTCTCAGCAATGTGGGCTGATGTCGATGCTTATGCAAAAGCGCATCCGGACATGGTGACGGAAGAGCAGGCATACGTCCCGCCCGTACCGACGCTTGAGGAAATGAAAGCCGCCAAGCTCTCCGAAATCAACGCGGCTGCGGACAGGGCCATAGCCACACTTACGGCGACCTATCCGGACCGGGAGATCAGCACGTTCGACAAGCAGGAATCCGAGGCCCGCGCCTATACCGCCGACGCCACAGCATCAACGCCACTTCTTTCGGCTTTGGCGCAGGCACGGGGCATTCCGTTGCCCGACCTTGTGGGGCGGGTGCTTGCCAAGGCCGACGCCTTTGCCGGGGCTTCCGGTTCCATTATCGGCCAGCGGCAGGCACTGGAAGATCGGCTTGATGCCTGTGCGACGATGGAAGATGTACAGGGCATCGCCGTCGATATCGTAACGCCGGGAGAAGCCGTTCGCCGCTGACCTGTTTCTCAATATGCTTCCGGCGGTTGGCCGAGAAAGACTATTGCTGCATGGTCTTTGCCGGGCGGAGGCTGGAGCCCCGAGATTGTTTGTCTATGGAAGAGCTTAGTATGGCAAGTATCGCGAATAAGCCGATGCGTGCAATGCGTTGTTCTCCCTGCACAGCCCGCTGTGGCGGAAAAGGGGTTGCCAAGGTGAAGCTTTCGGAGCGCGTGGTTCCCGAATCTTTGGACGGACAAGCAGTCTTATCCGTCCAAAGATTCGGGAAAGGTTGTGGGAAACCTATCCCAAATGTTGTCAAAACATCATCTGTGGCGTCAGCCATTGATATTGGGAAGGCATTTGTTTTATGCGTGGCGGTTATCGTCTGCAGGTACATGACCGGCCATTGAGCGGCTCACGAATGGTTTTTCTTGATGCAGTGGTGTTGACGGGTACATCAATGGGCAATATTTTCTTAGTATATTGTTTTGAATTCTGCTGAAATCAATAATTTTTTTTATACGCTCGATGGCGATTGACACAAACAGGGATGCCCCGACGAGCAGTATAAAGATAATGAGAGGATATTTAAACGAGTAAAAGAAGTTGGGGAAATAGTAACCATATACAAGAGTATGGGTAAGGAACATGTTCATGGAATGGATCCCTAAGAAGGTTAATAAATTATACAACAATTTGATTTTTATGATAAATATATAGCAAAAAAATGAAATCGCCATTGCGACTGGAATGTTCGTGATTTCGTCATACGCATATTTCCTTCTAAGCCATAGCGAAAGAGAGAAGATGGTTATGCATAAAACGAACTTTATGGCACTGTCTTTCCGCTTACCCTTGAATAAGGGAATACTCGCCATTTTTTCAAAGCAGTTTGTTTCTGCACAATAGATTCCGCACATAAGTGTCGGTAAATAGACAAGAAAAAGATCGGCATTCGCATCGGAAAGCCCAAATAAAATGCGCGGCGCCAAGATCAGACAACCGACCCAGGCAAGAGCAAATTTTCGCCATCCGGCAAGGCATAAGGGGAGAAAAAAAATGAAACAGGTGGCAAGAGAAACATACCACCATGTCGGATTGAGCGTAGGCGTTTTGAAAAACCATGCCAACCCTATGGCATCAATGGTCATGCGGGAGATGATGTGCCTCAACTGATCCGTGCCGTAAGCGGTTCCGAGAGAGTAGTATTCGGCACCCTGCAAAGAGTAGAAAAATGTCGTCACGACGGATAAGAGATAAATGAACAAAAAGGGAAGTATCAGCTTTATATATCGAAATAGGATACATTGAGAGCTGAATTCAGATGTCCATGAAGATATATTGTATCTGTTTATAAAACGAGAAAATCCAAAACCTGTAAGGAAAACAAAAATGGGGACACAGATTTTGCAATCCAATGCAATGCTGATGAGAGAATCTTGAGAAACCAAAATTGGAGAGACTCCAAAAAATTCGACTGCTTCTTTCATAAAAAAAAGATGATGAAAGAGCATGAGGAGTATGGCGATCCCCTTGCAGGCAAGAGTATCATTGTTTGTAAATGCTCTCTCTCTCTCTCTCTCTCTCTCTCTCTCTCTCTCTCATGGAAAAACCTCGAGTTATTACGTGTCGCTAACAGGTATGCCCAACATTTTTTCCGGCCTTCAAGGCGAAAATTTTTAAGGGCATTTTATCGGAGAAGCTCTATATTGGAATAGCTGCGTTGTCAAAGAAGCACTGTAGCTGAAAATGGTTTCGAAATATTGAGTAGTCATATGAAATCTCAACAAAATGGCAGAGTTTATTATAGAAGCTGTCAAGGGCAGCGAACCGCCCTGCATCTGTGCGACGGCGGATGATAGCCGGGAGAAGCCGCATGAGCTGCGGAGGATGCAGCCCGGACAAGCTGGAGCAGTTGAAGATTGCCCATTCCGTTTGATTCTCCCTGTTCCTGATTTCTCCCCCGGCGATTCCATTCGGATAGCAGTTTTTTTTGTTTAACTGTTTGTAAAGAAAGATTTTTTATGTTGACAATAGAGGTCTGCATGGTATGTTTTCATAAGTTACTAAAATAATTTGTGAAATGAGCAAAACATGTACAACGCCTCTTTTTACCCGACGCCGCCCGAAGTGGCGGAGAAGATGCTTGCCAAGGTGGGCAAGCTCTACGAACGCTCGATCCTCGAACCCTCGGCGGGGAAGGGCGACCTTGCCGATGCCGCCGTGGGAAAGCTGGATCGTTATTACAACCGTTGCCGTGAGGTGGTGCACTGCATCGAGATCGAACCGGAGTTGCAGGCCGCGATCCGGGGCAAGGGCTATCCGCTGGTCGGCACGGACTTCCTTACCTTCTGGCCGGACGAGAAGTATGACCTGATCATCATGAACCCGCCGTTCGCCAGCGGCGAGGCGCACCTCCTCCATGCGTGGGAGATCCTTGACCACGGTGACATCGTGTGCCTGCTCAACGAGCAGACGCTCCTGAACCCCTGCACGGTGCACCGGAAGCTGCTGGCCACGATCATCGAGGAGCACGGCGAGGTGGAACACCTCGGAAGCTGCTTTGCGGAGGATGCGCTCCGAAAGACGCAGGTGCGCGTCTCGATGGTCCATCTGCGCAAGAAGCGGGAGGAGCCGAAGTTCTCGTTTGACGCGGGCTCGGACGAGGAGGGTGCCGCCGTTTTCAGCGACGGTTCCCGGTTCGAGAGTGAAGTGGCGACGAGGGACACCGTGGGGAACCTCGTGGCGCAGTACGGGCGCTGCCGGGAGCTGTTCGTCCGGATCGCGCATCTGGCGCAGGAGCTTGCCCACTACGCCGGGCCGCTCGGCACGGACGGCGGGGAAACGGTCGGGGAAGCGCTCAAGGAGTTGATGCGGCAAAAGCCGACCCGCAGGGCGCAGGAGGATGCGTACAACCGCTTCGTCCGGTCATTGAAAAAGAGCGCATGGCGGGAGGTCCTGCGCCTGACCGATGTGAGGAATCTGGCGTCCCACGGCGTCCAGAAGGAGATCGACAGGATACTGGAGAGCAACGAGCGCATGGCGTTTTCCGAAGAGAACGTCTACGCGCTCGTCGAGTCCATTTTCCTGAATCGTGGTGCCATATTGCAGCAATGCGTGGTCGAGGCCTTCGACATCATGACCCGCTATTACGACGAGAACCGCGTCCACGTCGAGGGCTGGAAGACCAACGATGCGTGGAAGGTCAATCGGCGCGTCGTCCTGCCCCGCGTCGTCAGCGTGACGTTCAGCGGTTCCGGATACCTGAGCTACGGCAACTCCCGGCAGAATTTGAACGACATAGACCGGGCGATGGCCTTTCTTGAGGGCAAAAAGCTGGAATCCGTGCCGTGCACGGCTGTGCGTGCACTGGAGGGGCACTTGAAGGCGTGTGGCGACGATTTTTCAGGCGTCCTGTTCGAGAGCACCTACTTTGAGATGCGCTGCTACAAAAAGGGGACGCTGCATATGTACTTCAAAGATAAAGGACTTTGGGAGCGTTTCAACCTGACCGCCGCGCGCGGCAAGAACTGGCTCCCGGACGATGTGAAGGCACGGGAGCGGGAGGATCGCACCCGGAACAGGCGGGCCGACCAGTACGGCCTCCCGCTTTCCGCCTGACCGAAGGCCCCGCCGAAACGCGGGGCTTTTTTTATGTATTTTATTGAAAAAACAGGCTTTTTCTCTTTACAACCGAGGGTACTATGGTACTAATAATTCATGCGATTTCAACAACTTAAACAATTTAACCCAAAGGAAGACAACATGAACAACGCCACTCTCGAAACCATGACCGCCGAACGTGATTCCCTCCGCGCCGCCTTCATCCGCTACATCGCCCTTGACCAGTTCATTGGCTGCGGGTGCAACCCCGACGACTTCGACGCCCACTTTGAAAACATGCAGGACGCCCTGCGCGGCGGAGCAATGAGCGAAACCGTCAGCAGCCTTTCTTCTTCCATTGAAGACGTCGTGTTCGACGTACTGAACGAGTGCGAAACCTTCCAGACCGAAGCCGAGTAACCGAAACGGCCCCCGCCCACCGGGGGCCAAACTTTAACCCTCAAAAGGAGCCAAGTTCGCCTAATGGAATAAGAACAAGATGCCTTCCGAATGCTACCCGGTTCAGGACGCCTTGGCGTTTCTGGCGAGCATGAGAAAACGTTCCGCGAGAATTCCAGGTGCGATGAAACGGCGAGCGTCAAAGCTGGTTTCAAGAGAGTTGGATTCATCCATTGGCAGGCTGTCGTAGGCCGCTTTCAATTCCGCTTCGAAAGCGTCGCGCAATTTTTTGAATGATTGTTCGACTTCGGGATAGTCGTTTCCTTCGCGCCAAGGAAGGCGCAAGCTCTGTTTCCAGAGGCGTCCTTTGTGGGAAGGGATTTCCAGATCATAAGTTTTGCCGGATGCCGGATTCCCCGCACGTTCGTGCTGCCCCGGATAGCAGAACTCCTGCCACGAGTCGGGCGGTTCAGGGATGGTTGAAACGACGCGGATGAACGGCAGTGCCAACTCCCGTTCGTGTTCCTCAAGCGTTACCGTGTAATGAAGGATAGGGCGGATGTTGCCGCGCCGCTTGGTGATGTTCCATTCAATATGCATGGCGTTGCTCCTGTGTCGCTAGGCGGATGGACGTTCTTTGAGATACCCTGTTTCCCCAAAGGGGGGCGTTGTCCCGTTCGGCTGCTCAGCGAGCCAGAGGACGGGAAAGGCGGGCTCCTCTGGAAACCTGTCGCATTCCAGATCGGTAAACCAGATCATGCAGGTGGGGGCGAGATCGTTTTCCTCGATATAGGCGGTAACCGGCCTGTAGTCCGTTCCGCCGCCTCCTGCCGGGGCCAGCCGCAACGGCAGGTCTTGCCGGGTGAACGTCTGGGCGGATTGGACCCGCGTATCATGAAACAAGACGGTCAGAAGCGTGTCGTAGCTTTCCAGAATACCGGACAGCTCGGTGCAGAACATTTCAAGAAGGGCGTTGTCCACGGAACCGGAGCTGTCCACGGCGAGCACAATATGGGGGATACGGGGCTCCTGCCGCGAAGGGAGGTAGATGCCCTGGTAAAGATAGCGGCGGTTCGGAGTGGTCCATGTGGAGTCGCCGTCCGCACAGTTTTCGAGGAAGCGTTGAAGGATGCCCCGCCAGTCCAGCGTTGGGTGCAACCGCTTTCGGAACAAACGGAGAAGGCCTGCCGGCATGTCGCCCATATGCTTGGCGCGTTGCATGGCCTGGACGAGTTCAATGTCGGCTTCCTGTTCCGCCTGTTTTTGGGCTGTCCCGCTGCCTCCGTCCAATACGGGATGATCACGTACTTCTCCCGTAAAGGCCACGGGCTTCGCACGTTGCCCTTTCCCCTTGTCCAGGCTGCTTTCAGAAGCTCCGTGTCCACCCAACAGTTCGGCCTCGCCGCGTTCGCCTTCGGTGGGATCATTCTGTCCTTTCCCTTGGCCTTTCCCTTCGCCCGGCTGCCCGCTGCCTCCTTCCGTTTGTTCGGTTTCTTCCTGCGCTTCCGGTCGCTTGGCACCTTTATTGGGGGCCTCGTCCTGAAGGCGGGCCAGCTCCGAATACAGTGCCTCAACGGAAAACCCGGCATACGCCGGATCATGCACGGCACCCTGAGGGAGGGAGAATCCCGCATCCAGCAAAAGCTGGTTGACGACAATGTCGCAGGCCTTGTTCCAGAGCGCTGTATCGCGTTCTTCGCGGCGGACGTGATGGGCACAAGCCAGATGCATGACTTCGTGTGCCTGTGCTCCTATGAGCGCGGCCTCGGATAATGCGGCTGCGTAGGACGGATTGAAGCCGAGCGTGCGCCCGTCGGTCCAGAGGTCGCTGCATGTGGGATCAGGTTTCAGCGTCAAGCGCAGGGCGATGGAACCAAAAAACGGATGGTCCAGCACGAGCGCCGCACGGGCGCGGAGCATGGCGAGATGGGCTTGCCGTTCGAGTGCTGTCATAACGTTACATCAATACATGGGCGTTGGCTTGAGCCCAGTCGGCGAAGGCGGATGTGCGGACAATGCGCTCGTCGCGGCATACTGCGTCACGCATGAGCAGGACACCAAATTCGGAAGGTAGGCGTCCGGCGTAGGTCACAAGGGCGTTGACCGTTCCATCGGCGGCTTTTTCTGAGAGGGCTTCGCACACGGCATATAGCGCTGCCGGGTCATCTGGCACGAGAGCGTCAGCCGGATTGGCAAGGATGTCTTCTACTGAGGGGAGCCCGCGCCAGACACGGAGGAATCCCATGAATTCCGCAGCTGCGCCGTCCCCCACCGTTCCACGGAACAGTTCGTATTCCACATCCGGATCAGGGTTGGCATCAAGAATGCCTGATAGAAAAGCCCATGAACGAGGAGAGGCGAACGCCTTGCCGGAGGAGAGCGGATCAAAGTCATGGAGCAATTTGGGGCGGAATCGCAGAAAAGCGATTACTTCCCGTCTGATGCCCGCTTGCTGTGCCCACAGGATCCAGTCATCAGGCGAGACGTCAAATTCAAGGTGCACCATGCGGTTCGCCAGTGCGGAAGGCATCCGGTGGGTAACGGCCTTGTCCTTTTCGCGGTTGCCCGCCGCTATGATACTCCAGCCGTCGGGCAGACGGTATTCCCCGATTCGCCTGTCCAGTACAAGCTGGTAACAGGCGGCCTGAACCAATGGCGGCGCAGCGTTCAGTTCATCAAGGAAGATGATGCCCTGTTCCGAATCGTCCGGCCCCGGAAGAAAAGCGGGCGGACACCACTCCGCGCGTCCGTTTTCAAGACGGGGAAGCCCTCGGAGATCGACGGGATCGAGCAGAACCGCACGGATATCACGCAGGGCCATGCCGCGATCCGCAGCGACTTTGGCCACAACCTGGCTTTTGCCCACGCCCGGTGCGCCCCAGAGAAATACCGGTTGGTGAGCGGAAAGAAGCGTATGGAGCGCTGAAAAAATCTGAGAAGGAGTCATGAAGCCGTCCATGAAAAAGGGTCATATTCAGGAACGGACTATAGCTATATGAAAATGAAAGTCAATATCTAAAGTTTTTTCAAAACGTCTCAAGCAGAGGTTGACGGGTGCTTGGCCATGGCTCGGGACGCCCTCTATCACCGCCGGAGAGTCCGTGATCTTCCGTTCTTTGCCAAGGCTGCACAGGCGTATGAGCACATGAACATACCTTCTGTATACTTCCATCATATATCTTATAAAAGGATGTCCAGCATGGTTTTTGATTATAAAAGAGTTTGTTAATCTTCCTATTTTATTGCTCTACTACATCTTGCCTGGGCATACGTGTTTTGAAGTGCTCTCCATTGACAGGAAGTAGTATACTTGTTAGTTTTATGTCGAATGTCGACATTATAGAAGACTCTATTCCTCTTACCTCTGAATTATGGTGCCTCTTGGTTCCATGAACAGTTCGAGTCTGGTTCCGCATAGTGCACAAAAGACAAAGGAGAACAATCTATGATATTCGCACACCTGCTGAGGATCTCATGTTTTGGATTTGTCGCGATGACACTTTGCCTTACAGGGATAACCCATGCTTCGAACGTCACTCAAACCAACAATAATGGAATCATTGCGTTGCAGAATGCTTCTGGCGATCCAATGAGGGCGGGGAAAGTCAAACTCGAATACTACGGGCATATGGCTTTTCGGATCATCACTCCAAACGGCCTTTCTATGCTCATAGATCCTTGGAAGAATGATCCCTCAGGGACATGGGGCATCTGGTTCCCCAAGGAATTTCCCCTCACAAAGGCGGATATAGCTGCATCCACGCATGGCCATTATGATCATAACGCGCTGAATCGAGTCGTGTCACACATGGTTATTGACCGTATGGCCGGGCAATGGACGCTGTCCGATCTCCGTGTCACCGGTATTGCCGACAAACATCAGTACGAGGCCCCGGGACTGGTCCGCTGGACTGAGCTCTTCGCGGAGCGTGGGATAACTCATGTTCCCCCGAACAATCCCCCCATCCTTGACAACACGATTTTTATCATAGAAACCGGTGGGCTGCGAATCGTACATTGGGGGGATAACCGACCGGATGCTCCTGAAGCCGTCTATAAGGCCATCGGACGACCCGATATTCTGATCCTCCCAATTGATGACTCCGTTCATGTCCTCAATGGCCAACAAATCAGGACTATTCTTGATAAACTACAGCCTCATGTGGTGATCCCAACCCATTACCTGATCAAGAATGTAAGCTCAGTGGCCTCAACACTTCATACAGCGGACAAATGGGTCGCAACTCAGCCCTCTGTGAAAAATGTAGCTTCATCCATCGTGGTTACCCCTGAGCAAATCAAGAAATTCAATGGGCATGTGCTGTATTTCGGACAAAATGTCATGGGAGACCCACAGCAATAATCTCATGAGACTTTCAGTTTAACCGATAAATCTTCTTAAAGTCGATATTCGTATGTGTATGTATGCGGTCAGTCCTTCGATATGGAGGGCTGACCGCCTTTTTCTGCTTTGAAGCAACTATTTCTTGTACAAAACATATGAACCTATATAAGTCGGGAAGCTAGATAATTCCGTTGTGGATGTCGGTAAGGACGTTTTTCTGGTTGGGGACGGCGGTGCGGAAAAATATGACGGCTCCGGTTTCGCGAATTTGCTTGATTTGTTGTCGCTATTTTACTCTTCCAACACAACCTTGATGCGCTGGCGCAGTTCAGCTGCTTTGCGGGCATTGCCTCGGGCGTAGGTCCGGCCCATCTGCCACAGTTCGCCGATGGCATCTTTGAGCCGGGTCGGGACCTCCTTACGCCGCATGGCCTGCCGCTGGAGCGTTTTGATCCTGTCGCGCCACTCGTTACCCGGATTCTCGCTGCCACACCCATAGACGCACCGCCGGAATATCTCCGAGTCCTTGAAGCCGTCGAAGTCGTCCAGAAGGTCGCTGATGGCCTCCCGGACGGCTTCTGTGGCGTCTGATGCGCTCTGTGCCCGCGCCGCCGGAGAGGAGAAGGCGACGCAGGCAACGAGGCACAGTGTGGCTAGGTTCCGTTTCATTTGGATATGGCGCTTACTGTTCTCCAAGGTAATAGCCCACGGTCGTTCTGAGGAGATCAGCATACTGGTAGATGTCGTCGAGTTTTTCGATCTTGTGTTTGGTTTCATTCTTATCCGCGTCGAAGGTGCCTATGTATTTGACCGACACGGAGTTGAAATGCATACGGCAGAGCGGCTTCCTGTTGTTCTCGTCAAGGAGGATGCCGCAATACGTCTGCCGATCGCGCATGACTACGCGGGCCGGGTCGACGACGCTGCACAGGATGGCCTTGATAATAAGGTAGCCTTCAATCTCCTCCTGCGTCGTCACGATGCCGGATTCGTTCTCCACGGCTTCTTCTACCTGTCCCTTTGCAGGCTCGGCGGGTTCGTCCAGTACACTGGCATACGTATTCGGGCGGGCTATGCCCTGAATGCGGGACAGCAGGATGTCATTGATGTAGTGGTCGAACGCGAGGGAGATTTTGGGACGGAAGTCATCAAGGACGCTGGCCCTGAGCTGCCCGTCATAGATTTGGGCGACAAAGTGTTTCACAAAGGTATCTGAGGGAGACGCCAGCTCTTGGGCGATGAGTTGCTTGATCTGCCGGAGATGTTTTAGGTCCTGTGCGGCGGACAGAGCGACATCAACGTCGAAGGAGTCGTTGGCGAGTTTCTTCAATTCGGGGATGAGGGCCTCTTCCAGCTTATCGAAGTTGAATATCATGAATGGTTTGTCATCCATGATGTTCGGCTTGTCGAGGTCGGAGAAGAACTGGTATTGCACACCGTCCGTCAGGATGGCGAGGCGTGCGGTAGGCGTGTTGTGGAAGTAGCGGTGGAGCTGGTCGGCCTTGCCGGAATCAAGGCAGGTCCCGGCGCATTTGGCTTCGATGAGGATGATGACCTCTCCGTCGCGCTTGATAGCGTAATCCACCTTTTCACCCTTTTTAGTACCTACGTCGGCCGTGTACTCGGGGACGACGATGCGCGGGTCAAAGGTGTCATAGCCGAGCGCTTGAAGGAACGGCAAGATAAGCGCGTTTTTCGTCGCTTCTTCCGTTACGGATGCGTGTTCCCTCAGTTCTTGGATACGTGTCGCCAGTGCCTTGACCCGATCTGAAAATTCCATGTTTCCCCCATGATGGTTTCGGAAGAGCAGCTTGTCCTCATATTGTTCGCTGCAACTACTCCCTTCTTGGAAAGCAGCAGTGTTCCGGCATCCGTCCTGGCTGCTTTAGCGCAAGTCCGGTCATTTCCTCTACTGGATTTTCAGTTCTGGCTTATCAAAACATCGTTATAGACACAACCATGAAGGGGAAAATTTGGAAAAGGTGTTTTGGGCCACTCTCTTTTTGACAAGAATACATTTTTTATCTAAAATTGTTAATTATGATGAATGAATAAAGCTAGAGGTAAAAAAGTTATGACTGAGGTAGGATACCCCCAAAGTGTAAGGGGGTTCATTATGGATGAAAAAATGAGGCCTATCTTGGAACGGGTCACGGCTGAACATCTTTTTGTAGATGCCAGAAAGAAAGCCGGGATGACCTTCGACAAGTTGGCTAGTGTTGCCTATCCCAGTCAAAAAATTGAATCATCCCGAATGAAAGTGCACCGTTTTTTGAAACCGCAAGTAAACGGATTGCCTAAGAATATGTATTTATACGACTTCATCTTATTTTGCGAGGCGTTGAACGTCGACCCTGTTCGGACCTTGGCCGAGATTCTCAATAAGGTAGAACACGAGGTACAAACCGAAGAAAAATAAATCTCCACTCGCTATAAACATTAAAATAAGCTACTTCGGTAGCTTTTTTTGCGCCCTCATTCTAGCTATATTAGATAATTTTGTTGACTTAAACTAGCTAATAACGTTAATTCGATTTCAACGGCAGAATACAGAGGGATTCCCGTTCGGTTCATTGACAATCAGCCCCGGTGAAACCCTAGAGCCTAGGCGGGCACGGCGCTTAGGTGCGGGCGGAGGGCTCGGTCGGCTTTGACGTCGGCTGTGAAAAGGTGTCAAAGGATAGGAGGGACTATCCAAAGAGGGGAGGCGAAAGCCTCCCCCTCTTTATGTTATACCTTCCCTATCCTAATAAGGAAAACCCGCTTGCCCCGTTTCTATTTGGAAGATAAAATCCTCAATGGCTTCTACGCATTGGGCAGTATTATTGAGGATTTCCTGCCCCCAAAAACGGAAGACAGTCCATCCTAGGTTGAGCAGCTCTTTATCTACAGCCTTATCCCTTTCCATGTTCCGTTCTATTTTTTTTATCCAATACTCTTTATTTACACCGAGCCGAAGTTTTTTCCTTCCCCAATCATGGCCGTGGAAAAATTCGCTATCACAAAAGACGGCAATTCTGTATTTAGGCAAGACAATGTCGGGTGTCCCGGGTAACGACTTATCGTTTTTCCGGTAACGGTAGCCTTTATGCCAGAGCGCTTTCCGCAAGATAATCTCGATTTTTGTGTCTTTGCCTTTGATATGGGACATCGTCTTGCTACGTTGGCTGGGAGACATTTGATCCATACAGCTACCTGTCCTTCCGTGGTTCCCCCTTTGGGATAGACCTAGGGGGAGGCCCAGAAAGGGCCACAATGCACTTTTATTGAGGGCGGCAGGGTTCCATGAAGCAATCCAAAAGTTTTTCGTTGACACATTCCCCGGACAGCCCGCGCCTATGGCAAAGGCTATGAAGCTCTTCGACTGCAGAATAGGGGAAGAATTGTGTATTTAGAGAAAAAAACTGCTCGTGGTTCGCTTTCTCAAAAACAGAATTGCGATCTTCATCAGGAGCAACGATAACCCAACGGATACCAGCCAGTGCTGGTCCAAAATCCTGTAGTTTTTTCATCCTAGTCAGCCCCGATGTAACCCCTGTCGTGTGTTCGACCTCCATCACTGCAGGCATAAGCTTCCCGTTTTTGAACCAGATACAATCAATCAGCGAGGCTGTGTGTATCGCATCTTCATATGCCGCTAAGACGCGTTCGTCCGATAGCCTTGATATGACACCTTCCATTTCTCCAATGGGTGTTTGACCGTATTTAAAACCTTTGTCGTTTTGTGCAATCCAAGTACGGAAACCAAGGCGGTTCCCAATTTGAAGAAGGGCTATCTGGATTTGCAAGTGCCTCCTTTTTACATCAATGGGCAAAGGATCTGGTACAGGTACCCCATCTTCAAAGCCTATAAGCGCATCATATGCTACAAACTGTTGAGGAAGCTCGGAAATTGCCCGTAGGTTGCCAAGGGGGCTTTCCTGTAGCTGTCCATTTGCATGGGGGGAGCTTGGCAACCATAAGAGGTGCTTATGTCCTTCTTTTATAGCCTGTGAATTCCGTATGATTTCAATCCGCCCTGGTTTGCACCAAAAGAAATCAGGGGTATGGGCTAATAAAGTTTCAAAAGCAGAGCGGGTATTATAACTAGCACCAAGGATACGGTCGAAGTTTAATGGTACATTTTCAACAATTGCGTTTGCAATTCTCCAGATCATCTCAGTAGAAATGCTAGCTTTTGAGATCCCATCTGCTGTTTTCCTTTCGATAAAAATAGGCCCTTCAGGCTTCACTATCCTAAGTATTTTTATCTGTGTACGAGTACTTGAATTGATATAATTATACCATTCTTTTTTGGAAAGCCTATCAATTGCAGAAACAATATTGCTTGCTGTTATTTGCATGGATTATTCTCCCGCAAGAAAACCATTATTGACTTAGCAATTCCTTTTGCCGCGAGGAAGGGGACTCCATTCCCGACAGTTTTAAACATATTTGTCAAAGTCATGGAGCTTGGCAATTCAAAGGCCTTTGGCAAAGACTGTATCGCAAGGGCTTCAGAAACAGATATCCTTCTGGGCAAGTAGGGATGGATATGGACTTCATTATTGCCGTATGCCGCAGTAGGGGAATATCTCCATCGGTGAAGCCTCTTGTATGATTTTTTTGAATCGTCGCCTTCCAGTAGCGTCATGAATTTTTTTAAGCCAGCTTTGGGCCGGAAATGGTGTGACGCATTTGGATGCCTTCCGACATCATTTTTATCAAACCAGTACTGTACCGTCAGTTCAAGGGGGACCGCAGTAGGTGGAGAATCAGAACCCTCTTCTCCGCTTTTGGGCCAAGGGAAATCAAAAGCGCTCCGATTTGGATAGACAGTGGCTGTCATCCAATCAAAATATTCAATCTTCTTCTTAAGTTGCCCATTCCGGACGCCAAAAAGGATAATGCGTTCCCTGTCTTGTGGGGCGCCATATTCGATTGCGTTGATGAGTCGTTCTGTGCAGGAATATCCGCTCCTGTGGAGTTGCTCCTTTATGTTATTAAAAAATTCCCTATGTTTTGCTGTCCTGTATAGCCCTTTGACATTTTCAAAAACAAAAAAGTCAGGCAGGTGTCGGCATATGACGTCGATATATGATTGTGAAAGTTTGCCGTTTTCTCCTTTTATACCACGGTTTTTCCCGCCAACAGAGAAGTCAGGGCATGGCGGGCCACCAATAAACCCTATTAGTTTTTTATCTTTCCTTGATCCCTCGACAGCTATCGCGAGGGATTTTTCCTCATGGTTGAGAAAGTCTTCTATACTACAGTTGTAGTAGCCGTATTTAGGCTGGCCTATCCCCATATTTTGTCTAGAAAATTTGTATGCATCTAAAAATGGAGTAAATAATTCATTGACAAATACTATTTCGTAACCTTCTGACTCAAATCCGAGATCTAGAAAACCAGACCCAGAAAAAAATGAAAATATATGTGGATGCAATCCGTCAGAGTATTTTTCGAAAGACATGTAATAAGCCCTATTGTGATCAAGTGGATATGGAGGTTACCAAGAGGATTAAAACAGATTTGCCAATGCTAATTGTATATAATTAGTGTAAGAGAGTTAAAAACTTATACATTATACCCATAAATTGTTCATAGCTATTACGCCCGGAGGAGTCCTTGCTTACTATATGAAATCATCAAAGGCGATTGGACGAAGTCCTTCGGCTTCACTGTAGATTTGGCGGGCTCTTCACTCTTCCAACACAGCCTCGATGCGCTGGCGCAGTTCGGCTGCTTTGCGGGCATTGCCTCGGGCGTAGGTTCGGCCCATCTGCCACAGTTCGCCTATGGCGTCCTTGAGGCGGGTTGGGACGTCCTCCCGTGGCATGGCCTGACGCTGGAGTGTCTTGATCCTGCCGCGCCATTCCTTGCCCGGATTCTCGCTGCCGCACCCATAGACACACTGCCGGAATATCTCCGAGTCCTTGAAGTCGTCGAAGTCGTCCAGAAGGTCGCTTATAGCCTCCCGGACGGCTTCTGTGGCGTCTGATGCGCACTGTGCCTGTATGGGTGATAGCGCAAGGAACGCGATGGTGAGGCAGAGCGCGGGAAAGCGCATTCGATGGCTGCCGTTCATTGATACGGCCCTACACACCACATTCGGTAGCACCACTCGCAGGCCTGTCCGAGGTGGCATGTTGAGGATTGTCCAATCGATTGTCCTGAAGCTCAGGCGTACATTTCAGACGTTCTTCCAATTCTCGTTTTTCTTCATTCAGCCGCCGGATTTCTTTGAGGGCTCCGCGAAGTTCCACGTTTAGCTCGGCGTTTTCGCGCTCTAGTTCCTGTACGCGGGTATCCTCAGCTGGAACGGGGTCTGGTGCGGATGGTGCCAAGCAGGGTGGTTCTTCGCTGGTGGTTCTGTCTTTAAACATGGAACCTTCGCCAAAATAAAGCCAGTCACGCGATAGAGAAGGAAAAAGTTCAAGGATACTAGGCAAAATGGGCCATAAATTATCCTGCCGTTTTTCATTCAGGTAACCGGAAAAAGTGGCTTGTTTAAAACCGAGTTTTTCGGCGAGAGCCTTATCGGAACTTGTGAAATGCTTGGAAATTTCTTTTATGCGTTTGAAAAGCTCCATAATGTCTGCCTATAAATTGAGATTTTCATTGACATTAATCGAAAATCTCAATACATTTGATTTCAACAAAGAAACTAAGTTGTAAAGCCAACAAACAAACCTAACTACGAAACTCAATAGCAAAACCTAATCAAAGGAGCAACGAAAATGACGCAGCCGAGAATTGAACGTCTGCGCGACTGGATGACGGAGCGCAACATTACATACCGGGCAATAGGTGAACGGATTGGGGTTTCGACGCAGGGAGCGAGGCTGCTCTTAGTACGTGAGACGATTCCTGTAGAGCGGTACAAGGCTCTGCGTGTTCTGGGATTCCCCGAAGACCTACTTCCACAGCCCTGTGACATCCCAACAGGCCCCCGTCCGAGAATCCCACGTTTTCCCTGTCTCGTGACTAATAACTAGCTAATTACATTGTTCTGAGTGGTTCAGAACGCCACCGATGGGAAACCTGGTGGGCGCACCCATCGGTGGCAGTCAAGTTTAGCCCGGTATCCCACCGGAATCACGCAAACGGAAAGGAGAGTTTGGCATGAAAGAAGGCACTCCGAATATCGGGGCAGTCTGCCAGCGGCTTGCCAAGCACGCCCCGTCGGGGCTCTCGGCGGAACAGATCGCCTATCGGCTCGGGCGTTCCTACAACACGCTGATGTCCGAGCTTTCGCCCCTGCGGGACACGCACAAGTTCGACGTGAATCTGTTGATACCGCTCATGCGGCTGGCGGGCTCCACGGAGCCGCTGCACGAGATGGCCCGCTCCCTCGGCGGGGTGTACGTCGACTTCCTCCCGGTGTCGGACGCCGCGCATCCGGTGCATGGCCAGTGCATGGCCTCGGTGAAGTCGTTCGGGGACATGATGGTCGGCACGGCGAAGGCGCTGGAGGACAACATCATCACCAGCGAGGAAAGAAGGGAACTCGCCCGGCTCGGCTACAGGGCCGTGGGCGACATTTTGGCCCTGCTGTTCCAGATCGACGAGGCGGAGGCCCGGGATCGGGGCAGGGCGTAAAAGAACGCCCCCGGAGTTGCTACGAACAACGCCGAGGGCACAACATCCAGTGAGGGCTACTCAAATGGACAGAAATGAAATCTACACGGGCAAGGCAAGGCTTGTCAATCGCGGCAACGGCATCGTCCTGCGCTGCGCGACGAAGGGTGAGCTTGCGGAGCTTCTGGCGCTGCTCAGGGCGCTTTTCCCGCATGGGGGACGCATGAAGGATCTCATGGGGAGGGCTGCGGCATGAGGTACGTTATCGGAGACAGCGCCCGCCTCGTGACTCCCTATCGCGGTTACTCGTGGGTGACGATCATCGGCTACGAAGGCGACGGGTATTGCGTGGAACTTACTTCCGGCCTCGAACTCGTCGTCCGGGAAGACGAACTGGAGGACGTATGAGCCTGAAAATCCGTGAATGCGCCATCCCGAAGTACAAAAAGGACTGGCCCGGCAAGACCCTTTTGATGAAGGAAGCCTGTCCGACGACACGTATGTCTCCCTATGAATATGGCGAAAGGCTCCCCTCGCTGATTGAGGCCGGGGTATTGGTGAAGCTTGAACGTTTCCTCTCCAAGTCGGAGGCCACCCTGAGCGGACACTCTGATCTGTATCAGTGGGCTGAGAAGGAAGGCCAGCGCGTCATCAAGATCGGATGGCGCTGTCCGAGATGCGCCGTCTGCCATGAGGACTACATCCCCGAATCGTTCATCCGCCAGAAAAAGGCCATTTTCGTTGAAGTCACCGGAACCGGAGAGGAGCAGGAAGCATGAGTGTCGTTGATCAACAGGTTAAAAACGGTCTTTTCGCTGCGAAGCTGGCATTATCCAATACTCGGTATAACAAGGGATTTGGAGCCGTCTTGTTCGGTTTTGACGATAGCGACAATGCATGTCTTTACGCTTTCGGCGATGGGGATCTCCATCCTGAGGCAACGGGAAAGGTGCTCATTCAGGGAGCGATGGATCTTGTCGAAAAAATTGAGAAACAAGACAAGGTGAAGCAGGGAGGCCACGATGGAGCGGCATGAGTTCGACGCGGCCTATGCCCGCATCTGCAAGGTCTGCGGCATGAAGACGCAGACGGAGCTTTCCGCGTATCTCGGCATCCGCCAGAGTTCCATCTCCGACGCCAAGCGGCGCATGATGATTCCTGCCGCGTGGCTGTTGACCCTTTTGACCCGCGAAGGCGTGAACCCTGCGTGGATTCTGACGGGCGGAGGTTCCAAATTCTTGGTTCCGGCCTCGTTGCCTCCGAGCGCG